TTGCATTTTGTTTTGCAAGACTTTTGAATCAGCCGAATCCGGCCCTTGTTTCTTATTCATTTCTGATAAGATATTGAAAAAGGCATCACGCTGATCTCCATTGTTGTATTCAAGACCAAACAGAAATGGCATCATTCCAAGTTCTTTATTCCATTCAGTCATTTTCCCCTGTTGATAATCTTCGTCGCTTGAATTCCGATACTGGTTTCGATCACGGGTGTGAAGATCAAACAATGATTCTTTTGGATCTCCATATTGATCTTTGTTGAAATTGAGAATCCTCTCTTGGGATGCTATTTCTTGCAATTTCGGCATCATATGAGAGAGATGGTCGCAGTATGCTGGTTGACCATGAGCAGCACCGTGCATCAAAGGACAACTGTTTGATTTCATTCCAAAAGGGTGATGTTCACCGTATTGGTTGTCAACTGTGGCCTCCATCCAGTCTTTTACAGGACTGTTTGTGAACTTGGTATGTCCTGCCATAAAGTCGTTGTATTCAGGAATTTTCATACTTGCAACCGACATTGGTTTTGTAAGATCAGTCATACGATACTCAGGAGTTGGAGCCATTCCCATGCCAAGCATGGTCGCTGTATCGGAAGTTGTAATATCTGTGCCTTCGAGGGCCTTCAAGTATGGCTGATAATCAAAACCATTTCCAACGTGAATTGCAATAATTGCATCAGTTCTTAATCGATCAAGTTCAGTTGTAGTCAACACAATTCCCCCTTCATTGAGGGCCTATGTGTTCCTTGACAGCCTTCAACATTGCTTCAATTTCACCGATCAAGCCCATGTTATTGAAACCCGCTTGCTTTGTAATCGACATCAACTTTTCTTCGATCCGTGCAATGTTTGGAGGTGTTCCCGAATTGCCACCATCGTTTAGATGCATATGCAAAGAACTGCTCTTTGCAGTATATCCGGTCTGTGCTTGAAGAGGAGTCTTGACTGTTTCAGGCTTTTTGACTTTCTTCTTAATGCCATCTTCAAAGTGAGGTAGTCTTTGGTTGGTAGTAAATCCACGTGCGAGTACCGGAACGCCACCGTCGACATTTTGGAATTGGGGTACGCTGTTTGATCCGTTTGGTTCTTGCTCGTACTTTGCAATGTCTTGAGTGATTTGGTCGTTGCTTGTCTGAACCATTCCACGGAATGATGCAGGTTTTCGCACATTGGTTCGATGTCCTTCATCCATGTGTTCTCGCATGGACTCTGGCTCTCTTAGATCATCCATTCGAGAATCAAATGCGATAGGATTCAATTTACAGTTGATTGCTTGGTGTTCTCCACTTCGACCAGGCATTCCGCACTCTTCGTGAGGATTTGCACCGCATAGTGGGCAATTGTCGGACATATCCGACGCCAATTTGTTTGTGTTTCCTTTAGGAGATGGAAGTCTTGGCATTTCCCTGTCGCCTCGATCAGACTTGTATCCTTTGGGTTTTTTCTTGTCCTTAACGGATTTGAGTAGTTCTTGAACTTCTTGAAGAAGTTGTCCTTCTGGAGTTTTCATAGGGTCGTACCATTGGCTCATTGTGATTTCACCTGCCGTTCTGCGTCTTCCCATCCACGAAGTTGTTCGTCACGGGACTTCAAGAAAAGATCTCCGCTTCCTTGAAATGGTGTGGAAAATTGGCTGTCATCGCTGGCAGTTCGGTGTAATGGATCAAATGTTTCAGATGCGTGTGGTGTTTCAAATTTTAACCACCCTGCTTGCTTCATCATGCGCTCAGGATCGTCAACTGATTTTCTCAAGTTTGCGTTCTCTGATTCAAGAGACTCAATGCGCTGGCGCATATTTCGTACTTCTCCGACCAACTCTTTGAGTAGTTCGACCTGTTCCAATTCTTGAGATTCGTCAGTCATCACATTCCCATCCCGTTCATTCCGGCGTCTTGTCCACCAGGTGGCATATTCATTGGAGGCTGTTGTTGCATTGAAGCAGCCATTGGATCATTTTCCATTCCCATTCCGCTATCTTGAGGCACCAAAGGTTGCATTTGAACAATAGATGCGTGTGATTCACGGATCATGGCGACATCGCCTTGCAATGAAATCACTTTGCGTCGTAGATCCTCAACACTTTGTTGAAGCATAAGAGTTGGTTGCGCGGCTACGTTTCCTGCACGTGTTTGGGACATGAGATTGTTCATGCGACCGCACATCTCTGCCAAAGCAGCCACTGATGTGTCAATTTCATTGATCAATTGAGCCGCAGGTGCTGTTGAAACAGCGGTGACTGGATCGACTGCCCCTTGCTTTTGAATCATATCTTGGACGTGCCATGATTGGCGTCCTTTGAATCCGCTGTGTCGGTACAACTCAAACCACCCGATGAGGTTGGAAGTATCCACTGTCACGACCGTGACGGCTTACGCCCAACGCCACGGCGTTTTCGGTTCCATTGTAATCGGAAGCCGTGTTGTCATATTGAGGAATGACGCCCATGAATCTGTCAGCAGGTGCTGATGGCTTCATTGCTTTAGCCAACAAATCGTGAGTGTTAAGATCGGACTTAAGCATTGAAAGTGCGTTCTCAGCCATCATAATATGTGATTCGATTGAATCACGGTTGTTGGTTTCAATTGCCTTAGTGATTGCTTCCACTGCGGCAAGGCACTTTCGAGCCATTGGGTCCATTTTTGAAATAATATCGAAGTTCTCAGTCATCTTGCTCACTCACTCGCACGTTGTCCCCTTTATTGAGAGTTGTCCCTCGAACCGCCCAATCCATTGCGTTTCTCCATCTCACGCAACTGGCTGTCAATGGCTTTCTCTTGGGGGGATTTGAAATCTCGCTTATCGGTTTTGACGCCTGATCCGGTAGGGGTGCCTTCAACTCGCCGTTCCATATCTGGAGAGGTGCCTGATGAAGTGCGCTTGTTTTCGCTAATTGTTCTCAAAGGAGGAATATCATTTGTCGGATCTGCTGCGGTCACGGCTGCTGATGGCACAATGGTCGAACCTCTGCTTGAATCGAACTCAGTCCTTTTCATCAGCATATGTGGATCGTCAATCCACTCTTCGCCCTTAGCCACTTGTTGACCTCCTTGCTGTTGCTGTTGCTGTTCTTGAGCCTGTGCTGCGGCAACTTCTTCAGGATTTGGTTGTCGGAAGTCAAAGTGGAGGATCTTATCATCGATACCGTCACGTAGATTCGCCTCAAATCCTGCTTGCTTCATTTGCATCATGTTGCGGATTGCCATTTCATCACGGCGGAGGTGCATGATTTCATCTTCCTCTTCGTGCGGGTTGAGAATAAGTTCCCATTCGCTGATGTCAAAAGCCTCAACGATTTGAGGGAATAAGATTCGATTGTAAATGGACTGAGCGTAAGACACTGAACGGTTGCTGACGACGATCTGCATACCTTCGTTGTTTAGACCGCCACCTGATACATCGTTCATGAACACGTTTGAAACACCAAAGAAAGCAGCAATTCGTTGCCTAATGTCGTCTTTGATCGGGATGTATTGCAATTCTTCAAGGGTATCCATCATACGGACATATTCCAAACCACCACGGCCACTTTCAGTTTCAACACCAATCGTTGGGATATAATTTGGATCTCGCTCAAGGTGTTCCTGAATGCTACGAGCAGTTCTCTCAACTGTTTCCATGTTGGACGATTTAATGACCATCACACCACGTGGCATTCGCTTCTTTTGATATGCCGAATAAACATAATTGTCCATTGCAATGAGAGTATTGACTTGACGCCACATTGTTGCAACTGGGCTGCGACCGTATAATTTCGTTGGCGACCATTTGCTGATATGAATGACTTCGCCTTCTGTGTAGACCTGTCCTTTTCCAACTCCTGCTAAATTCATGTAATGGATTGGAACGACAGGCATTCCAGTGATTGGGCATTCCTTCTTTGGATCAGTGGTTCGGAATGTTCGATCCACCAAACTGGTATATTGGCTTCCACCTCGAACACCACGCTTGTCAGAGAGAATACGCATGAAGATAGGATCTGCTCTGCTGACTTCCTTGACTCGGAAGAACATGATCTTCTTTGTGTCTGGATCCACGAAGTATTCTTTGGTAAGAATGATGTAGGCATCGTCAACGATGTTCAAGTCTTGCTCAACCTCTCTCAAGATCTCAATGAAATTTTGCATCATGCCGTTCTTTGAATCCAAGAGCGTTTCTGCATATTCAATTTGCGACTTATCGGCTTTGCGAACTTCTCCACCGCAACTTTGACAGGAATCAACTTCTTGGTGATACTTCTCATCACATTCTCGGCACTTAACGACGAACTTTGGCTTCCAACCGTACCCTTTGCGGAATGTTTCCACAGAGAGGTGATTGAGGATTGACCTTAGAACCAAACACTCGTATGATGCTGCGTAAAGCGCGGGAATCGTGATCCCTTGAAGCAATGCTGGTTCTTGTATGCCAGATTGAAACAAAGGCATTGACGGCATTGGAGTGGTGTGCCTCTCCAAATCGACACCAATTGCCGAAAACAAACGATCCATTTTTTCCTTACTCGCCATTTATTAGACCCCCTCTCAGTTCAACCAGATTATCATCTGAGTATCCCCATTTCTTAAGCAGTGATACTTTTTGCAGTGGTGTTGCCAAATCATATGATAGGCATCGAAGTGCGTTGTTATCGTTTGATATTGCCTTTCTTAGAATAATCGCACTTTCCTTCGCGTGATGAATGAACGGCATTGCCAAATCCAAGGACTTGCTGACAGAAGATTCACCTTCAATGACTAAACCATCACCTTCTGCATGGATTCCTGATACTCCAATCTCTTCACACAGTGCTGAGGCATAGTGTTTGTTTATGGATGAATTGAATGGTAGGATGATACGAGGAGTTCCACGTGGGCCAATCTCAATAGATCCGCCGTTGTCAAAGAGCCCGCCGATCAAAGCACCAGTGTTCTTGACCAAAAGGTCGCCTCTTTCAACGTCATAAAACAATACGTTTGAATTTGAATCTTGGTTCACCGCTTGAATACCATATAGGAATCCATGAGATTTGATCAACATTGAGATTTCAGTGGTGCTGGAATCAAGCCCGTATGATTGCAAGGCTTGAGCATTCATGGAACCCGATTTTACAAGTACACTACTGCATTTGCTCAACAAATTATGCTCCCTTGCGCTGAGTCGAGTTTGCTTTGAGATTCGATCCGACCACTTTTGATAAGCAGCAGACTTGCCCTCTTCATCCGAATCATTCCATGCTTTAACGAAGCGTCGAAAAGGAATCTCCAATGTTTTCTCGTTCTTTTGCAACATTGCATAATCGAAATCAGTGAATGGCAATCGCTCCACTAACTCAGAGGACACTGAGGGGAATGATTCCAGCAAAGCAATCCTTTCTTGCTTGATGATCGGGGAAATCATTGGGACGACATCTTCACGCCCACTCTTGATCAGCAATTCGCAGATTTCGTTTCCTTGCATCCCAAAGTTATCGATGAACCATGATTTGGTCACTCCGAGAGTTGGGAGAGGGGATGCCTCAGTAAGTAGGTCGACACCTGGTTGTTCAGTTGGAGCCGAACTCTCATTAGAATCCATTCCTTCGATGCCGGATCCATCCCGTGGGCCACCTGCTGCCGATTCACCTTGTTTTGCCTCTGCCTTTTTCCTTTCGGCTTCAACCTTCTTTTTTTGACCCAAAAGTTTGATTTCTTGATCAATAATTTTTGTTTGGTCGACAGTTTTCAATACGTCTATGAGCGAATTAACGCCATCTATACCGTTAATTCTAAGCATCTGCCCACCCCAATCGACTTGACCATGCATCAGCATCGAGAATCATAATGCTGTCACGGTACTCCTTCGTAGCCTGAACGGAGAGGGCTAAGGCCATAACCATATCGTCGTGACCGCCTAAAGATTCCATTCTTCCGTTGTCAAGCATAGTGAAGGTGGACAATTCAGTTAGCAATGTATTCATCAATCTGCGAGTCCCTCCTTCGTCTGCATAGGGGATAATTAGGTGCCCCTGTTCAAAGTGTAGTTGGAGGGTATGAATTAAAGCCTCTTTCTTCATTCGGCTCATATTGAATGGTTTTATGGGTAAATCACTGATTTCGTTAAGCACTTGATTGAACGCCATTGCGAAGTTATTTGTCTCAAGTTCGATGATGACTGGATTGAATCGAGCATTCAATTCAATGATCTTGTCAATCTGTGATGAAAAGTCCATACCTTTCTCATGATGTGTGTGGATAATTCTCTTATGGCGGTTCTCATCCATCGCAATCACAATCATGCAGGTATAATCCGCTTTTCTATTTGCAGAGATTGCAGGATCCCATCCGATGTAATAGTTCAGTTCCTGATTAGGATCGGGGTAATAAGAGAGTGCGAGCATATCGTCTTTGACTTTCTCCAATACTTCTTCGGGGAAAAGACTTGCATCACCAGAAATCGGCTTGCATAGATACTCACGTGTGAACGCGAGCGAGGTCATGTCATCACGGCGAGAGTTCAATGCATCCAAAGACCAACGCTCTGGGAACAATGGTTCGCCAGTTTGTTCATTGATCGCGGGATACTCTCGAACAGCATATGACTTGAGTTTCTTTAATTCAGCGTACAGATCAGTATATGAAAACGGTGTGCCAACAATACAAAGTTGAGCAGTGTGGTGAAGAACTGGCAAAAGAGCAGTGTAAAACCATGAGGAGATATGTTTCAATTGAGTTGCTGCTTCACTGGAAAGAATATCGTCAAGAACAACAATTTGAGGGTGAGCCCCACGAACTGCTTTTCCAACAGACATAGCAGATATTGAGGATTTGTTAGTGAACTTGAACTTCTGCTTTGCCCATCCACGCTTTGGCTT